CCAATGAACTTATAACCTCAGATCAATTAGCTGAAGAGCTTGGTGTGAAACCTCAAACTGTGCGTCTATGGAGAACCAAAACACGCAGGGGTCATCCTAGTGGCCCCAAATGGACTGTCATTCTTAATAACACTATTCGATACAACCGAGAAGATATTGAAGATTGGCAAAACAAACCTAACAACCCTATTTAAAAAAAATTATTATGTTAAATGTAACAGCCGTTGGCAATTTAGCCTCAGATCCAGTACAGAAGGAAACTGCAAAAGGAACAAAAGTAACCAGTTTTACCTTGCTTACAAATGATCAAGATGTGACTACACAATTTGATTGTGCTGTATGGGGAAATCGTGGTGATGTGATTGCAAACTATGTAAAAAAAGGAAATCAAATTACTGTTGTTGGTCGTGGCAAGTTAAAAACCTTTGAAAGAAGGGATGGAAGTGCTGGAGCATCCATTGAGATTAATGTTGATAATTTCACATTACCAGTAAGAAGCAGAGACTTTGAAGCGATCCCTGCCTAAGTTATAGGGGCATTAAAATCTTTTTTAATTAACTTGCGGATTTTATGTAAGACCCCTTTTTTATTTATGACAACAGCCGAAAAGATTGCCGCAGCAAGAAAAAGAATTGCTGAATTAAAACTTCTCATAAAATTATGGACACAGAAAAATTAATAGAAAACTACCAGCACCAACTTGCAGAACTGCAAAATCAATTCTGGTTTAATAATTTAGATAAGAAAGAATTTTGCGTCAGATATGATGCTATAAACAAACGTATTAACGAGCTAGAAAATGAAACGAGAGGAACATCCTTCTGGGAAAAAATTAAAATTTTTACAGGAAAACAGAAGAAAAAACTTAGTAAGATTATTACTTGATATAGAACTTCGTGGAGTGGATCATAAGATTTATATTACTAAAGATTCAAGAGCAGACCTAACAGTTAATGATGGGAACTGGGTCAATGACCATATCAGGACTGCTATTATTAAACATAACTATGAAATCAATAAAATACCAAAACTACAAGTAAAAGATTTTTCAATTAAGGAAATTAGAGCTTATGAAAACTCAAAATGCCAATAGGACAAAAATTTAAAATTAATCAATCTGTGATAAGAAACCACACTATTGGATATTCTGCCAGTAAATATAAACAGTATGTTGGAACAGTTAGAGAAGCTTTGACAAAAAAGAATAAGCTTGGAGTTGCTCAGTATTATTACAAAGTTTTTTGGGAGGATGGAAGATTATCTGAACATGCTCAACATAGTCTTAAATCTATCTAATAAAGTTTTTTTAGTTTTATACTTTTTCTTTCTAATTTTTTTTATGTCTTTTATTTCCTGTACTGTAACTATCGCTTCAAGTTCTACAAGCCGACCAAGTAAAGATGCAAGAAATACATCTTGCTTCATTTGATGCCTTATAAGGTGAGTGCAGTATCTTTTGATATTATCGTATTCTTCACTTTTCATAATTTCTCTACACCTCATTTCAACTGAAAGCTGAAGTTCTGGAGGTGCTGGCTCAATTTCTATGTTGAGAAATTTATCTTTGCTCATTTTACTGGAAAGAGTTTTTCTTCAATCATATTTACGATTGCATCATCTACGTCATTATCGGATTTAGCTGCTAAGTCTTTCAAAAGCGATAATGCCGCTTTGCGTAGAGATTCACTCTTGCCGAACTTGATGAAAAGATTTATAAGAAATTTTGACATTGTTTTTTGTGTTCTTGTCCAAACATACCAAACATTATTGAATCTTGCCTTCTAAACGACTTACGGTTTCACTTAGTTTATTGAGTCTAAAATAAATATCTCTAATATCTCTTTCTCTTTTGTTGCTCATATTAGATAAAGTCATGGCTAGTGCTGTAACTGCGGCTCCTATTAATGCGGCTTGTACCTCTGGCATTGCTTTAATCTATAATTATCTCTATTATTGTAAATAAAAGCGTATTATGGCAGATAAAATAGCCGAAAAAGTGCAAATAGAGGATGAAAAGCCCGATTATCAAGAAAAAATTACTTTTTTAGTTTCTACAATTGCACAAGGTTTTATATTAACTTGGTGTTTATTAGTTTTATCTCTTGGTTATGTAAAGCTGCCTAATAAATTATTTGGTATGGATATACCAGACCAACCAAGAGTTGACAGCACATTTGCAGCAGGTTTATTAGGTAATATTTTAGGTGGACTAGGTATAAGCGTAAACGCAGCACAAGGAGCAAAAAAGAAAAAGAAAGAAAATGAAAACGGTGTGATTGGTGACTCTGGTGGTGGCACTCAAACCATTATAATTCGTCAACCAATTGAGCTTATAACGTCAAAACCAGACGTTGTTAAAGTTGATTCTACTAAACCAAAAACATGAAAAAACTATTAGCACTACTAATACTGTTTAGCCCTTCAATTGCACTCGGGGACATTCAGCAAAAATTTGTGACATCAGCCCAAATTTCCGTTGATATGCCATTTGTAACTACTCAGAAATTGGGGACTACGTACAGTCTTAGCGGGTCAAATATCACTCCAAGCGTGACATCTGGGGGATCAACCACCTCGAATGCCATCGGAGGACTCAATGTTTCAAGTTTGACCGCAGGTGTGCCAGCTTTAATTCAAACTGATAAGGCAGTAGCAACAGCAGGGTCAGCTTTTTCTTTGACTGAATCTGTAACTATGGGTGACGCAACACCATCAGCAGTTACACCATCATCAGGAATAGCAGCACTACCCCATTTATCAGGAGCTACAACCATAGGTTCTGGAGGTACTCTCGGATCTGGAGCAATGACCAGTTTGAGTAGTGGTGTTCATACTTGTAGCGGTGCTTTCGGGTCAGGTTCTAGTTGTATTGGATCTACTACTGTCCAAATTACCATTGACTAAATTTTGGCTGCTATTAGTAATATTATTTCCTTTCAAAACTCTTGCAAATCCAGTAGTTCCTACCTTCCGAACTGGCAGTTCTTCAACAAACAGCACCTCTCAAAGTGTAGTGACCGAGAGCATAACCAGTTATCAATACCGGACAGGGTATTCTCTGAGTGTTTCGGGTACAAATATAGAGAGTGCAGATGTTAATGGTTATATTAATTCGATTCCTACGGCACAAGCTACGCAAACAGTTAATGGGATTAACTTCTCATACACAAGCCCCACGCTTGAGGGAGTGCCTAGATGGAAAATAGTAAACGAAGGCCAACCTTTCAGTCTAGTCGAAAGTATTATTTCACCGGGGATCGACACGATTACCCAAATAAATCGCACCATAAATACAACAACTACCACCACCGTAGAAACTACATTTGGGCAATAGCTCTAATCCTTTGCCCTGCAAGGGTTTTGGCTAATACAACAGTTGCAAGTCCTAGCTCTAATGCACAGGGAACAGTTAATAATAATGCGACTATGATTGCCCCACAAAGCACCCCACAATTTAGGATGTCACAGGGTATTGTTTGCTCTTCTCCTAGTCTTACGATTACTCCTTATGTGACAGATGCTTGGTCATTTAATCGACCTATAGAAACTGTTACGAGACAGAATATTTATGACGAAGATACAGGTGCTATTAAGTATGTTCAAGAAACACCTAGATTTGAGAAGGATAATTATAATTTAAATTATGGTATCTCTGCACAAATAAGTATTCCGTTAGGTAAAGCACCTAATTTATGTTTAAAAGCAACAGAAATGAATATTAAAAATCAAGAATTATTGTATAAGAAAACTTCGCTGGAGCTTGCACTTTTTAGACTTAAGGTTTGCTCAGAGCAGGCTAAATTGGGTGTAACTTTCGTTGGAAAATACGCAGAGATTTGTGAAGGGATAAAAGTAACAGTACCACCAAATCAAGTTATACCACATACGCACGAAATTAAGCAGTAGACAAGTGCGGGTAAACTTGCCTACCTAGATACCCTATTCTACGCCATGTTAAATAGGGTTTTTTTATTCTAACTTATCTTTTTTCTTTGTCAGTTTCTTTATTAAGTTTTTTACTATCGGTTTTACTAAATTTAAAATAATAGGAGTAGTCGCAGCCACAGATGCAATAAAAGCAGTAGAAACAACCACGGAAGCACTAGGTATATATTGGTCGATGAAAGGTACTTTTTCCCAGACCGCATTGCACGAACCATCAATTTCTCTTGTATAGTTTAACAGTCTTTCAAGCCTTAACTCATTTTTGAAATCGCCTTTCCGATATGGTGCATTTTTTGGTGGGCATGGTTTATATATATCTTCTTTCTTCTCATCTTTTGGTATCTCTGCTTTAGGAGGTTTTCCTTCTGGTAAAGGTTGTTGTGTCTGTTCTACTGGTGCAACTTCTTCAACAATAATTAATTGATCTGGTTGATAATTTAAAGGATAGAAACTTGGATAAGGACAGTTACTACTTACTCCGTTTGGATCTTCTATTAATAAATTTCTATTGCCTGTATTCTTTGTGTCTCTGTGATAGTAAGTACAACCTATAACTTCTATATTTGAATGGTCATAATTAGGTAGAAAACTATAAGGTATATGTATCTCAGGTATATGTATTTCTGGAATACTTATTTCTGGTATTTCCAATTATTTCTTTGGAAGTGTTGGTAAAGCAAAAGACGGACCAGTTGTTTTTGGTAATGCGTTATCCATAACATTAGGTAATAAACCTTTAACTTCGGAAAGTATAGAGTTCATAATCTTAGACTTTACCTGTTCGCTGGTTACATATTTATAACCAAAGTACCCTCCACCGATAACAGAAGTTACCATTAAAAATGAGAGAATACTCAAAACATTTGCAATTTTTTGAAACATGATAAAACTTGCTGTAATTAAAGCTATGTCAGTTATGAGCATAGCTGTTCTATTGCTAATTATAGGTTTGTCACCTTTGTATGTCACTATGGGTGTTATATCAAGGCAAATGCAAGAGTCTAAGAATTAGGATCTTTTGGATATTGTGTCATATTAAATTTTTCAAAGTTTCCGTCTTTATCATAAGTTGCACCATATAACGTTACTAACGCTGCGGTATCTGCACAGTTTGTTATCTCTGTTTCTCTAGTTGTACAAGCAGTTCTCACTCCATCACGATATGTACTTATTACGCTTGGGATTGCAGTAGATTTTTCAGCTTTTCTTACAACGTACCAATCATATTTTGCTAACAAACTGCCAGCAGTTGCTTTTTCCTGTGCCTTTAATACAGACTTAACACCCTGAGTAACAACTTGATTTCCATTCTCGTCTTTCATTAAATCACCTTTTTTATATTTACCGTCAGGATCATCTTGAGCATATGTAGCATTTACATCATCAAGTGCTTTTGCAGTTCCATCACCCCAATAAAATCTATTGTCATATGTTTTAGGATCATCAACCTCAGTAATGCCAAGATCTTTTTTCTCTTGTGCTGTTGATAGTCTTAACCAGTTAGCAGGGTAATTTATATTGTTGTGACTAAAAGCCACATCAACTGCTAATGGTTTGCCGTCTAGTTTAAATGCCATAGTTTTATTCTAGTGTATGCCCGTTTATCTAGCACGAGCATTTTTAAATGGTGATTCCGCAAATGCTAAAAATACATAATCCCCAGCACCATTCATGTCACCACTATTATTTCTAAATTTAAAACCATTTGATACAAAATCAACAGAGTTTGCACTTGCAGTTTGTTCTGCTGTAGATTTATTTGGTTCTAAAAAATCATCAATTACGTTAAAGGTACTTCTTGTACTATCGTAAATTAACCAATCTCTTGAGCTTTCATATCTTTTAATCAGTAAAAAAGCTACAGAAAAACCTGTGAAGACAAACGTGCCATCATTTGCATTATTGCCATCGTACCTACCAAACTTGCTATACCCTGCTACTTCGCTGAAACAGTAGGATATATAAGTGCTACTACTTCCATTTGTTGCTGCATCTGTACCAAGAGTTACAACTGAAGATGAAGGATTTGTACTGTTAAAAGGCCCATTTCCAGTTGCTTTTGCAGCAGTACTATTAAGTTTTACATAATGACCTTCTTCTCCACTCCCTAGTATTGGCCCAATACCAACAATCCAATCTTCTGTAGCACTTCTTCTTTTTACAATTACAACTTTTGGAGCAACACCAAGCCCATGCCCAACAGTTGTTGTAGATCCACTTCCTGTATATTTAACAATAGAAAACCCTGCTGACGCATTTACTTTAGCTACAGATTGAATTGAACCATCAAAATTACTTGATCCAAGAAGTGAATTTGTATTAATCGCACCCCCCATTCCAGAGTGGTAATGGCAGTAATAAAACAGCTGGGGTGCTGATGCGGCAACCACGATTTTTAGTTGTCTTGTAGTAGCTGAAGAATAACCAGATACATAAGCGGATTCAGTTACGCTCGCTCCATCTAATAAATAAGTCACTCCAGTATTGTATGAAGATCCTCCGCCATGAGTTCCATT